ACTAACAATATGGAGAATACAATGGTAGATTTTTCTAAGCTTAAAGCGATGTCTGGTAAGAAGTCTCTTGAACAACTTACTAATGAACTTACAAAAATTAATGGTAATCAAAACGAAAAGAAGAGTGATGATCGTTTCTGGAGCCCAACAGTAGATAAGGCTGGCAACGGTTATGCTGTTATTCGTTTTCTTCCCGCCCCTCCCAATGAAGATGTTCCTTTCGTTCGTATGTTCGATCATGGTTTCCAAGGTCCAACTGGTAGTTGGTATATTGAAAATTCATTGACGACTATTGGTAAGCAGGATCCTGTTTCTGAGTATAATTCTCAGTTGTGGAACTCAGGTATTGAGTCAGACAAAGAAATTGCTCGTAAACAAAAGCGTCGCCTTCACTTTATTTCTAATGTTTACATTGTTACTGACTCAGGAAATCCTGAGAACGAAGGTAAAGTTTTCTTGTACAAGTATGGCAAGAAAATCTTTGATAAGCTTAATGAGGCAATGAATCCTCAGTTTGCTGATGAGGAAGCTGTTAATCCATTCGATCTTTGGAGTGGCGCTAACTTTAAGTTGAAGATTCGTCAAGTTGAAGGATATCGTAATTATGATAGATCAGAATTTGATAAGGCTGGACCTTTGTTAAATGATGATTCTGAACTTGAAGCTATTTGGAATAAGGAATATTTTTTACAGGAATTCTTAGCTCCTAGCAACTTTAAATCTTATGATGAATTGAAGGAACGTCTTGCTCGTGTTTTATCAACAGATACACCTTCAAAAATCATTAAGAAAGCTGAAGATGAAGATCTTCCTTGGGTTCGTACAGAACCAGTGCCAAAGTTTAAAACAACTGATGCACCAAAGCATACAGCTGTTAGCGTTGATGATGATGATGACGATGAGTCAATTGAATTTTTTAAGAAATTAGCAAGTTAAAATTAAAGGGAGCTTCGGCTCCCTTTTTTATGGTCTCATTTCGCCAGTATATTTCGCAATTTGCGCTGCCCAAGTAGGTGATGTAGAAGAATCAGATTCATCCGCAGGATCTCTTTCACGTGGTTGATTATTTCCACTAGAAGCTTGTTGTTGTGGTTGTGAAACATTAACTACTGGTTGTTTTGGAGCAGAATCTTCAGTTAAAGCAGCTTGTTTAATTTCGCTAGTCATAACTTGTTTTTCTTGTAAATTTTGTTCTGCATTTAAATTTGGAGTTTTGTCGCTAGCGACTAGTAACCCAGTATTTGGATCTGATTCCCCACCAGCTCCTGGTATAATTGGTGTAGAAACAATTGGGGTTGCGACAGGTAATTTATCTGATGCTATAGCTTCTTCTTTAGAAACCATATTTCCATTAGCATCTAGGTAATTATTTGATTTACCTCCTTGGTATTTCACACCTTCTGCATCAAGTTCTTTTTCTATTTGTGCATGTCTATCAGCCGCTTTAGTAAGATTAGAATGTTGTTTTTTCCAATCAGCATCTTCAGCAGTATTTTGTTTTTGTGTTTCTGCTTGTTCAGCTGCTAACTGTTCCATTGATTTAGCTGCAGCTAATGTTTGCGATACTGGTGGTTGATTTGAAGTTGGCGTTGCATCACCATTTTTTTCTGTTTCTCCATTATTAGCTAATGTTTGCGATACTGGTGGTTGATTTGAAGTTGGCGTTGCATCACCATTTTTTTCTGTTTCTCCATTATTAGCTATTGGTGATGGCGGTACTTCTGGTTGATTTGAAGTTGGCGTTGCATCACCATCACCGCCATCACCAATAGCTAATAATGGCGATACTTGTGGTTTATTTGAAGTTGGCGTTGCATCACCATCACCGCCATCACCGCCATCACCGCCACCATCATTCGAAGCTACTGTGGTTGGTTGTTGCGATAAGTCTATAGAATTCGCCATTTTCGCGAATTTGTTTCTACTTCCCATTGCTACAATAGCTCTAGGATCTCCTCCAGTTTCAAATGGTAAAAATGCTCGCGCTGCGCCCTCTGGTGTTTTTTCTTGTCTAACATTATTAAGTATTCTTGCATATTGTTTATTTCCTGTTAATTCTTTTTTCAAAAATTGATATTGTGTATCTACAGAATTAACAGGAAGTTCATTTTCTTTTGCGAATTTTTCTAAATCTTTTCTTCTTGAACCAGTCCATTGCGCTAATCCATATCCACCACGGGAACCAGCTTTTAATGGTTTTCCTTCATTAATATCAGCATGTAATCCAGCAGATTCATGTCCAAGATTACCAAGAATACCAGATGCTTGTTCTTTCGTTAGTTTAAAATCTTTCATAAGATTTGCCATTAATCCTGGAGCTACAGCATTAAAATTATTACTGGAGTTTTTAATTTTTTCTTTGTATGAAGCTCCAGCAGGAGTAGCTCCCTGTCCAACAGTTATTGGCGTCGAGCTGCCCAAGGATGTAGATGGCGATGAATCTCCTGAAGATGTAGGTTTAGTTGTACCGCCCGAAGGGCTTGATGGTGTTGCGCCATTACTCGATTTACCTGTTGTTTGATCTGAATTACCAAATAAAGAATTATCACCACCAGAAACCTGTTTTTTTATTTGATCGCCAGCCAAATACCCAGCTGCAGCGCCAACTCCTACTCCTAATAAAGTTTTAAGGAAACTATTATTAGTTTCTCCATGAGAAGAAATTCTACTGAGTAAAGAATTACTATTTCTTATTTGAGTCGCTATACTGTCTAACAATGATATTGATTGCCTTGTTAAACTACTATTCGAATCAATTTTTCTACTTAAATCTGAAGTTTGTTCAACACTATCTTCGACAGCAGAAGAAACATTTTCTAATGAACCTCTTTGCGCAACAAAATGATTAGCTAAATCTCTAATCATTTTTGTTATAGATCTGTTTTGATCACCAGCTGCCTGCCTAAACGAATTAGTTTGAGTTGAAGCTGTTGATGAAAACTTAGAAATTTGTTGCGTTAGAGCAGAAAGATTATCAGCCATTAGATACACTATTTCCTTTTTTGTTCTAATTCTTTAATGTAAGCCACTAACATTTGTACATATATATCTCGCTCAAAAGGCATTAAATTTTCAATATCGCTTATTGTATATTTATGGTGCTGGGCCAAATTGAATATTGTGTGGTAATAATTCTCTAAACTATTATGACTCAGCGAAAGGTAAAAAAATCATTTAACGAATTTAGCGTTATTTTCCTTTCATTACCGAATGAATTTTTATATGTTAAAACATGTTCCATTTTAGGTACGCTAGTTAAAAATTCTTGAATTGCAATAAATGTTTTACTGTCTAAATTTTCTAAAAATTCAGAAATTTCTTGTTTTGTATAATCTTTAGCTTCAAAAATATTGTCATCTTCATAAATTTTATCAACGCATCTAATAATTAATTCAAAAAGATAATCTTTATTTAAATTTAAGTAATCTTCATCTTCATATAATGATGCTGAAGGATATTTCATCAAAATACCCATTTTTTCTGATATTTTTATATTGTTGTCGACTTTTTCAGGAAATTTAACTTCAATATCGTTTAAATCAACGGTAAAATCATATTCTTTTCCGTCTTCATTGTCTCTGTATGATAATTTTATGATATTTTCTACTGAAAAAGATCTAAGCTTTAAAAATAAATATTCCAAATCAAAAATTGCTAATTTGTCAACATTGAAAGTGTTGTCTAAAGCGCAATTGTTTATTATTTGTTTGATCGCTAAAAAAATATCAGAACCTTTTTCGGATTCTTTCGCCATAAGCAAAATCTTTTCTTCTTTTACTAAAAATGGACGAAATTTAAAACTCTTTTTTAATGATGGAATTTTAATATTGTATGTTGGATATGAAATTTTAGGTAGCATGATATACTCCAGTTAAATTATATAATTGCACCATTAGTCATGGTAAATTCTTTGAATGTTAATGTAACACCAATTCTCATTGCTTGATTGTTGTTTCCCCAACCTAAATTAACTTCGTTTATAGCTGTTGGAAACGCATCATATAAATTTACAACTTGCGCTAATTCACCAAAATTATCATAAATGTAAATTTGAACCAAAGCGGCATAATCTTCCTTATAATTTGCAGAATAGTTTGTTGAATTGCTGAATATTCCACCTAAATCTAAACCGAATGCAGAAGCTATACCACCAATCGTAGATAGCACAGTATCAGCTGGATTATATTGAAATATTTCTCTTGTCCATTGATAAAAAAATTGCCATAAATCTGCTTTTTTGTCAGTTATAAATGATAAACCAATTTCATTGAATTGTACATTGAATGGGTTTTTCTGAGTTGGACCAACTCCGTATCTGTTATTATCAGCAGAAAGAATTGTTATACCAGGAGCTTTTATAGAATCAATTCTAAACCTTAGAGAATTTGCTACACCATAAGAAGTGGTTAAACGTATTCCATTTCTGGCTAAATTAACAGAAAACATTGGAGGCGGTACAATAACAACTTCATATTTGTTATTGTTAAGATAACCGTCTTTACTTATATTTGATTTGAAAGAATCTATATTGAAAGGCATTTTTAATCCTAATATGGTGGCGAAGCTAATCTAGAATATTTTACATCGGGATTCACACGCCATTTTTGTAATGGAAGCATAGAAGCTTTTACCCAATCATTTGGGCTTATATAACTAAACGAACTTCTAACATGCCCATAAAGATATCTTTTAATACAGCTGTTAAAATCTCCAAAAGAATCAGCTGCAGATTTTAAAACGCCATAAGAAATATTTAATTTTGTATCTTCATTATATTTATCATCAGTTGCTATTTTTGTAAGCGAATCAAGTAAACCAGATCTAGCTCTTGGTGGAAGATAATGTAAATTTAATCCTAAAAAACCATCACTGTAATATTCTATAGGAAAAACTAATGGAAACACATCATAAAAAGGAAGTGTTAATTTGTGTTTTGGGTCATATGTAAAAAGGTACATTTTTCCTATTTTTGGAAAAGATTCTTTTTTAAATTCAACTTTTTTGTTTTGTAGATCTGTAATTCTGCTCTTAAACCAAGCAATTGAATCATCAGTTTTTACTACTACATTATCATTTTCAGCCATTTGAAGTTTTTATCCCTAACTCTTTTTCTGTAAAAATATGAAAAGTCCACCCTCTAAATTTACAAAATTCAGTAGCAGCCTTCCATTTTGCCTCATTCACACCCCAAGTTTTAACCTCAGTAAGATATCTCTTAGTAATTTTAGTTTGTTTTTTTGGTGGTGATGTTTGGTTGGAGGGTTTAATTTCGATTATAGCGGTTTCTTTAATACCTTCTTTATTTATTTTAGTAACTATAAAATCAGTAAAATATTTGTGGATCCTACCGTCTATTGGTGAGACGTATGGAACAACTATTTCCTCAGAACCCCAACTTATTATTTCAGGTCTTTCGTCAAGATATCTCATAAATTTCAATTCCCACAAAGACCTATAAATAATGTTTGTGGCATTGCCCTTGTATTTTTTTGGATTTTTTGGTTTAAAAACTCCTTTATAATTTTTCATTATGACTTGCTCTGTATTGAATAAATACTCTTTAGATATTTATTCGGAATAAATAAAGGTTTTTTATGGCTATCAACCTAAACAGTATAATAAACAGCGTATTCCCAACTGGACCTTCCACAGGTTCTTCAAGCTTTATTTTCCCAAGCGATTTGATTACTGGAGATAGAAATTTTTATACTGATATTCAATTTGTTGAATACAACAAAAGATCAGTTTTTGAAGCTCCATTTTTATCTCCGATTGGTGGGGTTACCTTGCCTCTGCCTAAAAAAATAAATGATGTACAAACTGTCGTTTGGGAACCTGTGGAAGGCGCGGCTGTGGCAGCTGCTATTGAAGGTGGTTCAAATCCAGGAGGATCTTTGACTGCAGGAGCTGAAACAGCAGGCGCATATTCTTTTATCAATAAAGCGAATTCTATTGCTAGCGGTGGCGTTTTTGGATCAAATCCTGTTGGTGTTGTTGGAGCAAAAATTGGAGCTGCAGCTAATCCATTTCTTACAATGTTGTTCAAAAGTGGAGCTTTTAAAGAACACAATTTACAGTGGTCATTTACGCCAAACAATGAACAAGAATCTAATGATTTAGTTCAAATTATTAATTATTTTAAAATGAATATGCTACCAAGTTATGATGGATCTGGTGCTGGATTAGCCATTTTAAATTATCCAAATTTAGTTCAAATACAGTTATATCCAGATGATAATTTTACATTTAGATTTAAACCTTGTGCAGTTACTGCAGTTTCTGTTGATTATAGCGGCGCTGGGGTTCCTTCTTTCTTTAGAAATGGGGCACCAACAGTTATAAACATGTCTATAAGTTTAAAAGAAATTGAACTTTGGTCTCAAGAAGATTACGGTGGTTCCGGAAAAAATTTATTAGACAAAGCATTAAGTGATGCATCAAACGTGATAAAAGATTTTGCAAAAGGATTTGGAATCGGCTAATGGCAATAGATAGATATTTTGATAAGTTTCCTTTTACACAATTTAATTCTACAAATGCTGTAGATATTACAAGACGTGTTGTTTTTCTTAATAGCGTTTTGAAAAATCCATATTTTTATTACCCATATGAAATTACAGCTGATGAAAGAGCTGATCAATTTAGCAACAGATATTACAAAGATCAATATAAAAGTTGGATATTGTATCTTTCTAATGAAATAGTTGACCCATATTATGAGTGGTATATGGATCAATCAACTTTTGACAGTTATATTAATAAAAAATACGGAGATAACATTCTTGCTTCTAAAAAAATAAAGCATTATGAATGTAATTGGGAAAACGCCGATAATATTTCTATTTCTGCATATGATGCATTATTACCGACTTTGATAAAATATTGGGAACCAGATTATCAAAATTCAAATAAAATTATGAGTTATAAAAGAAAAAAAATTGATCAAATTCTCAGTACAAACTCTATAAGATCTTATACTGTGTCTGATACTAATTTTAAAGTTGATGAAATTTGTGATATAATTTTTGATAATATTACTACTGGATCTGGACAAGTTTTATCTGTTGCTAATTCAACGCTGTATATTCAACACACATCTGGAACAACAATTGGTGAACCTGATATAAACAGTTACATTTATGGCCAAGAAAGTGGTGTGAACACATCATTTAGCGATTCTACAGTAATTTGTAATAATTTACTTCCTGAAGAAGAAGTTTATTGGTCTGGTATTACATATTATCAATATGAAACTGCTAGAAACGAATATAATAAAACACTAAAAGTTTTAGATAACAGACATTCTAAAATCGTAGCAGATAATTTGAAAACAGTGTTAAAATAATATGACGGCGATTGCAGGTTCTATTGAAATTAAAGAATTTACTATTGGTGGTATTGATTTGACCAATCCAGGTTCTGCAAAAGCATTGTATATTAATGTTTATTATGATTTATTAAATCCTATTGTTATGGCAGAAGTAACAGTTCTTGATGATAATGATGCTCTTGGTACAAATAAATTAAGTGGTAAAGAAGATGTTAAACTTACTATTTCAGTACCAGGTGGTGAAACAATGTCTCTAAAATTAAAATTATTTGAAAATAAAAATATAAAAGACGATACTTTTCAACATAAAGGTGCTATGAAACATAAAACTTATGAATTAAGAATGGTTTCACCCGAGCTTCTTACTAACCAATCAAAAAGATTACAAAAAAGTTTTAAAGAACAAACACACAGTATTGTTAAAAAAGCTTTAAAAGAAATTAGTGAAAAAGAAGTAGAAACTCCAGATGAAACTAAGGGCGAACAAAGAATAATATCAAATTATACTACTGTTTTTGATTTTATCAAAACATTAAGATCGAGACATGTTTCTCAAAAATATAAATCTTCATTGTATACTCTTTTTCCAACATATGATGGTGAAACTGAAAAATATAAATTTGCTACCTTTGAATATTTGATGGATCAACAATCTAAGTTTGATTATAAACAAGATAATACAATAGGATCTAGAACAACAACAGAATCAGATTTAATGAATAATATATTATGGGTTAATGTTCCTGATTCTTTTCACACACCAACAAGATTTAGTTCTGCATCAAACAGAAATACATATAATATGCACACTGGTAAACAGCAATTTAAAGACAATAAAGATAAGAAATTCGTTCTTCTTGGTGAAGAAACATTTTCGCAACAAGAAAAAGATGAAGTTGATAAGGTTCCTGTTAAACAAAAACCGCCAAGAAGCACTCATGTTGATCCAAGTAATGATAAAAAGAAAACAGAAATATCAGATGCTAAGGTTGATCGAGCAAGGTTTTTAGCTCATATTTCTCAAAATACAATTAAATTTGAAGTTCATGGAAACCCTGCTATTAAAGTTGGTGATGTTGTAACTTTAAAATTACCTAAAAAAGCAGATGCCGATCAAGATTCAGGCGAAACTCAAATGAATGATAAAGTTTTGATTGTTAAGATTAAGCATAAAGTTAAACCAACTGGTGTTACTCCAAGATATACAATGGTTATAGAAGCTATTAAAGCTGGATTTAAAGAGGGCGTTTAATGAGTGAATTTTTTTTCGGAGAAGTTAGAAATATTAAAGATCCATGGAAATCTGGAAGAGTTCAAATTAGAGTTTATGGCACGCATGATGATGAGGAAAATGTTAAGGATGAACATTTACCTTGGGCTATGCCAATCCAACCAATAACTTCTGCAGCAACAGCAAAGGTTGGTGTTGTTCCAGTTGGTATGTTAGTTGGTTCTAGAGTTTTTGGTGTTTTTATAGATGAACAAAAACAGTATCCTGTTGTACTTGGCACTTATGCAAGAGCAGCTAAAGGAAAAGATTCAAATGATAATACTGGTGGTGAAGAAGGTAATGATCCAAAAAGTAAAGGCGTTGATTTGCCATCTAGCGGCAACCCCACGCCTTGAGGAGATAAAATATGGGAATTGAAACAGATCCAATCACAGGCTTACAAGTAGAATCTTCGCCAGTTGATCAAGCAACTCAGGGATTTGAAACAGATCCAGAAACAGGACTAACTGTACGTTCTAACAGTAATATGGGTAAATCAGCAAGTAATCCAAATGTTGGTGGTACTCCTGTTAATACAGCAAATGACAAATATAACGAAGCTCAACATGTCGACAATGGTTCTGGTAGCGAAGCCGTTTCTACTGCAAGGCAAAATTTTGCACCAAATTCTTTTAAACCAACTTCGGCTTCTGACGATCCAGGAAAAGATTTAGTAGAAACTTTAAAAAAAGTTGATCCTAATGGAGCTGCGCAATTCCTTAAAGGGTTAATCAAATCTCTTGCTCTAGCTAATAATACTATGAGTATGACAACTCCATCAAAAATAAATGATGGTATGATTGATTCTTTAGCTAATGCCTTAGCTCAACTTTCTAAGAAATATGGTTTTTCTAAAGTCGTCAATATATTTAATAATCTATTAGACAACAATGGTATTCAAAATATTAATCCTCTGTATCAACCTTTAGTTAAAGACGCTTTAGCTAAATTGATTCAAAACGCTGCTAAAAATGGAGAAAATAAATTAGTTTTCCCAGTAGTTCCTCCTGTTGTGCCACCAAACCCAAAAGCAAAAGTACCTTCTCCTATTGTAACTATTATACCAAACTTGTATATACAACAATATTATGATTCAACTCAAGATCCTTATGTTGGATATGTTCAATGGTTAGGGCAAGATGGCACTTCGGTTTACACTTTAAGAACGACAGAATACCCTCCATATAAATCAGCTAAAGAAGCTATTAGTATAAAAGCTCAGGTTCAATTAGCTTCAGAATTAGACCCTTATATTTTAAACAATAATTTAACAGCTTCAGTATTAAATGCAATTCTTGATAAAATAATTGTTGCTACTAAAAAAAATGGATTAGAAAATTCTCTTGGTAAAAATAGCAGTGCAAATCTTATGTCTTTGTTAAATTTGTTATTAGGAACTTTAGGAAAAGTTGTAAATCAAACTACAGCTTCTCATTTACCACAATCAGTTCTCGATCAAAGTTCTGTTGGTAAATCTATGGAAAAATTTTCAAAAAATATGGGTATTGTGAAGAAAATGAAAAGCGATACAGAAGGAGCATTTAAACTTCCATCTGCTGTTTCTGCTCTGGCTGGTTCTAATGCTATACCAGTAATAGGCGCTGCTTTAGGGGCAAAAGGCTCTACAATACAAACAGTAGCAAGCGTTAGTAATTTAATAAAAAAATTAGTATAAGGTATTTTTATGGTAGAATTA